TATTAATATTATTATTTGATATTTATCAATTTTAATTTTGTTTATTATTTTTATTTTTATTTATTTTATTTTATTTTTATTTTATTTTATTCACTTGTTTACCCCAATTTATCATATTATTTTAATTTGTCTAATTTTATCTTTGTTTTCCTTCAATCTTGGTGACCTGTAAATTCAACTCAGAAATTAAACATCTCAACTCCATCATAATCATCTAATTCTTCTACTATTTCTCCCCATGATTTTCCTTCTATTTTTAATTCTAGGTCTATAGCTCTATAACATTTTTCTTTAAATTGATCAAATATTTGATCCCAGAAAGATCCCCTTGTTTTACATTTAGTATCATGTAAAAAGCTTTTAATCATAGCCCAATCTAATTTTTCGCCTATTGTTTCTTTGATAAATGGTTTAGGTGTCTTTAAAGTATGAAATAGTCTATCTTTGCCATTGTTGAAGAACGAAATATGTATACAATTTTTCAATACTTGGCTCCATTCATCAGTTTTTAGTCTGTTTATTAGAGATATTATGAGGCTTATTATGCTAATATTCTTTGATGAAAAAAAGCCTTCATTTGTGAAAGACATCTCATATTCTAGTTCATCAAGTCCTCGCCTTAAAGCCTCTTGGAGAGCTTGTTTGTATGTATAACCTGCTCTTGATTTACTTGTATATGCAATCTCAAAAATTGGCATAGTGTTGATTGTTTCAACTGTATAATCTTCTAATATATCGTCAGATAAGAACTCAAATTCATCTTGATCATTTTCATCTCCATCACAATGGAATATCTTTGAAATATGATATAGTGAAACTTGTGATAGAGAACTATAATTTGTAGTCAACAACATAGGTGTTTTTAACATTTTAGACATATCAATCTTGCCTATTGGATTCATTTTACCTTCAAAAAATGTCATTTTTGAGAAGTGGCATCTACGGATTGTTGCAAACTCTGATTTTGTCAACTGTAGTTTTGTTATATTATATGTTTGATTTAATACTCTTAAGGTATGCATTTTTATCTTCTCCATTGAATTGACTTTGCTTATATTGACATAACACACAGGAACTAACATATTATATTTATCTCCAGTTAAAGATGTAGTATTCTTGTTTCTAGCTTCTATAACTTCTGACATTAGTAACTGGTAAGAATATGTAAATCTAGTTTTCTTTTGTGCACATATATAATAGCTCTTAGGTTCCATTACTTGAATGGGCTTCATTCTTTCAAATTTTAAATTGTGTCTTGCATTCAATAATTTACGTCCATGGCTTTCAATGCTGGTTTTATCTGTCTCTAAAATCTCTAACTCTGCTAATATAAGTTGATCATCCTCACCTATAATTCTTATTGATCTTAGATAACCTTTAATTGTTAAGTCTATTTTGCCTGTATTCATTTCTCTATTTATTTGCCATTCATTCCAGCTTATTCTTTCATTACTTTTATTTGCATCATATTTGTCTAGATCAGACTGTTTTAAAGACCTAGTCCAAAACAATAATGGTAAGAACTGCGATCTTCTAGGAGAGTTTAGCAACATTTCAAACATATACTTTACTTTAACACCTTTGTATGTAAAATTGTCGATTACATTATGTAAGAATTGTAATCTTGATTCTGGAGATATGAATGTATCACAGAAATGACATAATAATTTGAAGCATTCATCTATAGTCATTTGTTCACTTGATGGTGTATGAGATATCATTGCTTTTGTAGTTCCAGAGACAATTTGTTTTAAATAATGTACAGAATACCAGCAATGATCTGATAATAAATTTCCATGAATGGCTGCACAGAAGTCAAATGCTGTATATGCTCTAAGAGGTAATATAAATACTTTCACTTTGTGTTCTGTACTTTTAATGTAATCATAGCACGTTTGGTAAAATTTTGTATACTCTCTCAATTCAAATATTAAATCTCTTTCTATTGACTTTTGATTGTGTTCTTCTATCTTTTTCTTCAATTTCTCTTCCATCTTTGTTTGATTTATAAACTCTACGAGATGATACACATCTCTTTTCAAAGCATCTTCATCTGCATTTCCAATGTCAAATCTGTTATGGACATAAGCTCTAAGAACTAACGCTGGTGAATGTTTTATTAGTTTCATATTCCTAAATTCTGGCATAGTAACAGATGATAGACTTGTCCTTTCCATCTCTGATCTAACTTGTGACAACAAGATGGAGTTGCAAGCAGTAGTATTTAATGGGTCATTTAATATACAAAATGAATAGACTAGCTTTATATCACTTAGATCAAGTGGTAATTTTGATAAATCTTGCAATATCTCTCGAAAGGCCTCTGGAATTGTTTTTCTCCCGATTATATTATCACTTTCTTGTATTTTCGGTATGTCTAGTATACTTAAAAATCGTTCTTTAATCCCCGTATAATCTATTATGGGTTTATTTGAAAATAAGATTTGCTCAATAAACAATTGAGTAGGATTCTGGACAGATAATGATTCTTTGAATTTTTTTGAATTGTACCTATAGAGTATAGTTAATAAAAATTCTTTAGAATCCTCACCTTTTGTAACTAATAACTCTGGTTTATTTAATAATTCTTCGAATAAATTAGTAGATAAGTCTTTATTTGATATAATTTCTTGGAAATCCTTGTATGATACCAATTTTTCTAGAGATGATAATGTTGTAAATTTCCTAGGTGTTATTAATGATCTGCTTCTCATATCACTAGTTTCTCCCATTTTATCATCTTCAGTCACTTCAGCATCTAATACAACATATCTTAATAACTTAAACCTTAATTCTTCCATTGGGGTTAGTCTGTCCATATCCCATTCATCTATATGTTGGCACTGTACTTGTACTGATTCTTTTACATACTGTGGAGCAGACATTTTCCTCAATATGTTGGTTAAAAATGATATATTTCCCGACTCTAACCCTACTAGGGCTACAGTAGGTAAATCTGCCTGAAGCAATCCGCATAATTCTATTGGTAATTCATTTCTATTACATCCAAATATAGTACTAGGATCATTAATTTGTCCAGGTAGCATATTATATGTACTATAAGTTATCCAATGATTTAATGCTATACTTACCCATGCCAAGCTAGGTGGACATCCGTGCTTAATTGCTGTTTGAGTAGCTGATAATCTTGAAGCCATATCTTCATATGGCCCAATATAAGCACAGTCACCTACTGAGGGAAGTAAGAATCTACCATATATAGAAAAAGGTTCTCCATATATATTAAATAAACTCACAAATTCTTTAATATGATTTGTTATATATGTTTTCTTCATGTTTGCTTGATTACCAAAAGCTAAGCAGCATTGTTCAAATTTCTTACAAACAAACTCTATCATTATGTCGTTAGATACCTTATCTTGCATTAAAACTAATGAGGTTTGGTTGTCATCTGAGTGGACCATGCTAGATACATGACATTGACCTCTCAATAGTTCTATAGCATCTTTTATAATATCTTTATATACCATCATTGAACAACTATGTATATAGCTAGAGGTGTAATTTAAATTACCTTGCAACCAATTTCGTTTTATATTCACAGAATTAGTATTGTAATTATCTGTCATGTCTCTAATAATATCATTTTCTCTTTTTACTCTCTGATCCAAAAGTGCACACATTAGATCATCTGGCAATATTAATTCTTTATTCATGTAATTACATAAGAAATACAATATTCTTTGTTTTTCATATGGGTATAATATTGGATCTAGAACAATTAACCAAAAATATTTAAAGAATACATCCTGTGCACTCCATTTTGACATATCTGCATTTATTTCTAATTTTATCCCTTTTACTCTATCTGTTAATTCGTCTAATAGTCGATCTTCTTCTGTTACACTCTTAGACATTGATATAAGAGTTCTTATTTCATTCTCAGCATTTTGTTCTAATTTCCTAAGTTTTCCATCTCCAGGTTCAGATATCATTTCTTCAGGATTCAGTTTACATCGCTCTTTTGCAATTCTTTCTACACCATACAAACAGAGTTTGGCTTCAAATTCACCTACAAAAATTTCTCTATCTTTAGCTGTTTTTTGACCTTTATTAAAGAAACAAAACTTGAAATCTGTGTGATTCAACATGGTATCCATTATTATTTCAATTGCAGGTTTATCTTCTAGACCCTCATACTTGTATTTTTCATATAATCTGTCAAATACTTTTGTTGAAATATAATCTGTGTATCTAGGTATACACTTCTTAAGGTCTAAATATGTACTGTGTATTATTGTATAATCTCTTTCACTTTCAGAAACAAATTCAGTATTGGCTATTCTTGTTTTATTTGCATCTTTTTTTCTAATTTTCTCCAAGTATTTTGCAGATTTTGACTTGATATCTGTAAAATCTCCTATTTTTATACATGATTTGGAGCTTGTAAATGTTGAAATACTGGTTAATGATCTTTTGAAATTGTTTCTATTTTCCACCCTATTCCTCAAATGATTATGCTTTGAAGTATCATTATTCAACATTTTTGAGATAGAATAAATTAGAACTCTACAATTAACAGATTGTTTCTTCAAATCCGTACTCCAAGGATTAGGCAGATCAATTCTTTGCTCTTGTTCTATTTCTAACACTGTTTTTGTTAAGTCTATCATGACATGATGTTTATTATGAAGCCCTTTTGCATTGAAGTAAAATGGTAAGTACACTTGGTTAATATATTGTTTTAAATTTACTTTTCCAGGAAACCAGATAGATTGCAGGTTCCTCTCTTGAGACACTCCTTTTTGAGTAATTTCATATTCATTCAAATAAATGCTTTTCAACGATATTAAATCTTTTTGATCATTTGCAGACATACATCCTTGCCTTATTAATTCAGTCATGTATACAGAAAACAATGTCTTAGTGTAAGGTGAGAATTTCTCAGAAATATATTCTCTAACATGACTTGATAGTGCTAGTGAGTTCATTATCATGTATCTTGAAGGTTCTGTAAGTGAAAGCATACTTTTTGTTATAGAAAGTGATGTGTAGAAAGAAAATGTCATTATGTCATTTAAATTAATTTCATTCTCATGTTTAAATAATAAAGATGTTAGCATAAATAAACCTGGTGCTGTAACTATACGCTGGCATCTTTCTTTGTCCAATCTCATTGCTTTTGATATAGATATAAATTTATCACCAACTCTGTATGTTTTATACAGTGCACCACAATTTAGAACCTCTTGTTCCAGCTCGTGTATGACTATAGTTGAATAAACAATAGTTGATTTTTTCGATTTTATGCTAGCAGCTGGGTATACAATCCCAAAGAATGAATTATTTGCTGAAGCAACAATTCTAAAAGTATTATGTTTGTTGTATTGTGATACAGCTAGCATGTTCTTTACTAAGATTGAAATATCATTTATTGCTTGCCAGAAAGAAGAAGAAGTGATAGTTTTTATGTTTTCCCAAGTATCTTTACTGGCATTTTCGATTTGTAATTTATATTCTTCCAATAAATTGCCTATTTTTTCTAATCCTGAAGGCTTTGACAAGGTCACTTTGGTGTTATTCACCATCTGCTTTGCTGCTATTAATATATCTGGGTCATTGAAATTTAGTATTCTAGGTCTTTCTAGATCAAGATCTTCTATAAGCCTATCTTTGAACAATTTATGGTTGCCAATGCCACAAAATTCTTTCAAGAACTTGATTCTCACTTCTTTTGGCATCACATCTGTATCTAATTTGAATTGTTGTTCCCATAATATTGTACATGTTCCTATTTTTATAGGCTGGACAGATGTTGTCTTTGGTCTCAGTGTTTTCCTAGCTTCTACTTTTAATCTGGTACAGAAGTCTGTATATCTATTGACATCACTGCTAAAATCCATTAGCTGACCTATATATTTAAAAGCAGTGCTATGGTTATCTTGTTGTGGTATCATTTTTAAATATTTGCTGAGTTTCAACAATTTGGATATGTTTTCATTAGAGGAATTTGGGTCATGTCTAGCCCAAATAAAATGTATGCTCGGTTTCTGCTTGCTTATATCAGATGTAACTTCTCTAGTGTTATTTATTCTCTCAATCATTTCAGACCATCCTTTAGATATTTCATTTCTTGTTGGTCTCTCATAACTTCCATCCATCAAAAAGACCTCCTGAGCAGCATTTCTTGTGTACTTATGATAATAATCTTTGTTCTTGAACATCATTATATGCAGAAGATCATTCCATTTTTCAGCAGAGAAAGCATTGTAATTAAGTGCTTGATCAAAATCTCTCCGTAGATCAGGTTCCAAAGATTCAATAAATTCCAAGTAAATAGGGTGGGTGAAAAGCTCTGGTGTTGATTCAGTAACCCAGGGAAAAGTAGGGGTAAACTCACCATGTGCCACCATCTCCATAAATTCTGGATCATTCTCGAATTTATCAAACAACTGCTGCCGTAAGTTAAAATACCAGTTGAATTCGATGTTTAAGACAATGTTTGGAAAAAGTTGCGAAAACTGATCACTAGAGATGTGTAGTCTCATTGTAGATGGGTCCATCCTAATGATGACGATCTCATAAGAAATAGCTAGTTGATTAAACACATCACCTAGCATGTTGTTGTACTTTTTGTAAGTATGAATTGAAGATTCATCACTGACTGATACTTTGAAATCGATCACATAGAGTTTGTTTCCATCTCGATAATAATTGTCTGGTGTCAGGTTTGGTATTTTGATAGAGAGTGGGTCAAAATCAGGTATCATCTCTAAGACAAGGTCTTCAGCTGGTACATCATTCCTGAATTCTATACCAATAGAGTTGCAAAACTCTTGGGCAAAATAGTTGTGCCTACACATAAGAAGTTCTGCCAAAATATCTCGAGCAAGTTCTGGCTTTGTGCAAGCCTGGATTCTTGCTCTGAATCTTGGATAGAGCTCTTCAATTGTATAGGCCATTTCGTGTTTGTGTCTATAAGTTTTTGTCACTGAGGGT